ACGCATACGATACTTTGGTGTCCTCAAATCTTTAGCAACAAGATTTCTAGGTTTAATTGAATTATACACTACTTTCATTTTAATGTCAACTTATTTTATTATTGCAGTCTATAGATAACTCCAAATACATAAACTGCCAACAAACCAGCATTGACTACAATAAGACTTTTCTCTTTCATTCTTATTGCAGCAAATAACCATGTCAAAGCACCAGCATTAAACAAATACACATTTAATGGATCTAATGCCAGAGAAGTTGCAACTGCGCCAGCAATAGTTAACGCAGTTCCCAACCATTTCAAAATTTCTGTCATTTAATTTCCTCAACAGTTACACGATACGACTTGCCATTTTTATCAATAACAGAAATTGTTTTCTTAGTAGAAAGGAATGCACCAGTGTTCTCGTCAAGATCCCAACGAATCTTACCTACATTATCAATGTAAGTTCTCCAATTACCAGAAGCATCTTTCTTCATCGCTTCGCTAATCACTTTAGCGATATAATCACAATATGCTAACATAACAACTCCTTAAAAATTCATGCGTGTTTCTTTGGCATAGTTGGCACACGCAAACAATCAGGTGCTGTTTAGGTTGTTTAAAGTCTACCAAGGATATTCCTCCACAAAGACTATTTTTAATCGTAATCCTTTTTACCACCAAACTGCTCATTATATTCGTAGCCCATAAAGTAAGCACGCATCTCAGCAATACTCATATCTTTGGATTCGATACGCTTACCACGATATGTTCCTTCAGGATACCAATGTGGTTCCTGCGGACGACTATACCAGCTATCAGCAGCACCACGATCAAAGGGACTACCATGACTGCGATCAAAAACTTGACCCCGATATTCAATTGTATTCATTTCATTTCTCCATAATAAATTGCATCTTGATTTGCTGCATCCTCAGCATACTGCATGAACTCATACTGTTTTTGCAGCTCCAAATTTTCCAGTTCTTCAATTTCTTCTGGGGTGAGTTTATTTAGATCAATCATTGTTGCTCCAACTTTTTAGAACCGAAATACATCAACGTAAGACCAGTTGCTGCAACAGCTAGCACGTAAAACAATTCCACATCACTAGCACTATCAACACCACCAGCAGCACCAAAAACTAACATTAAACCTAAAACAAATCTAATCATGATTACCTCGTCAAGTTGATCACACGACCAGCATATTCCATGAAACTAACTTCATGGGGTACGAAAACAATTTTACCAACACGAGAATGCTTACCTTTCTTTTGAATCTCGCCACCGAACACATCTTTGGTAGCAGTGATTTTGTAAGCAAAGTATCCTTGCTCAGTGTTCTTAACTTGCTCAACGATACCTTCAACGAAACAGTCTTCACGACCAACCATCGGTTTGAAATCATAAGCACGGATATAATCACCAACTTTTACATCAATCATTTTGTTTCCTTTTTCAATCATCATAAGACTATTATACATCAGATCTGAATTATTGTAAACCCCCAGTTTTGCAAATTTGCAACGAAAAAACCCCTCTACCAGAGAGGGGTTAGAAAGACCCTACAAACTGTAGGGTTATTTTAAGACTAAATTTGGGGTTTTACAGACTGTATCAACGCTACCTGCTAGGCGATACGGAAGAAACCATACTTGTAGAAAATACCAAACCCAAAGATCTATTGGGTGTATCATGCTTTTAATTCGCCACGCTCGATTAAAATCTTTTTATTAGCCTGATGTTCTGCTTGAGTCAGCTCTTTATTCTCACCTTTGTATGGAACCGCATAATTATTTTTGATTAGCCAATCATTGACACGAGTTCCATCTTCAAGAATAAAAATACCAAGGATTCTACCGAACTTGTCGTCATTACTATCAGGTTTTTGTGTTTCAATAATCACATAAGAACCAACAGGTAATTTTTCTGCTAATTTCTTTTTGGAAAGTTGACCACGAACTTTTTCTTCTGTGTTTGTAGTTCTTGATTCTGGTGTATCAATACCTGCCATGCGAACACGTTGGTTGGCTAGAACAATATTAAATCCTAAATCTAAATCAATATCAACTGTGTCTCCATCTAACACCTTTAATATTTTGGCTCTGTATTGATACATACTTTATTCCTTTTTAGCAAATTTTTCAGATGCAGTAAAACCCAATCCAGCAACAACGATGTATATCATAGACTCGAATAAAGCAGGTGTAACTTTATAACCGAATATGTCTGCGATCATTGCAAATGCGCAAACTAAAAATGCTAACAGGGTTATTACTCGTTTGCTTGAGACAGAACCATTGATTCCGTCTGATAACATACTATTAAACCAATTCATTATTAATCGTTTCTAGTATTTCTGTTTATTGGATCTCCAGGTTCCAAACCAAAGTTTGGTGCTGGCATCGATGGCATACCCATTGGTGCTGGCATACCACCCATTCCGATTGGTCTTGGTGGCATTCCTGGTGTTGGTAAAGATGGAGGAGGTGTTGAAGGTTTATTCCATCCACCAGTAGCTGCTTCTAATGCTTTCTTTTGTGCATCTTTATCACCACCTGCTAACATGATACCAGATAAGGTTCCAGTTAAGAATGTAGCGATAGGGATAATCAACTCAAAAAACTTTTGATCGATTGGAGAGATCGCATTCAATGGTTGTGTAACGAAAATAATTGAGTATAAAACTACAAACACAATACCTGTTAGAGTAAGTGCTAAGCAGATACCAATGAAGAAACGAAGACGAGCCATAAGCTGATCTTCTGTATAGATGAATACTTCTTGGCTAGACATTTCTGGCTTATCGTCTACTTTTTCTAATCTTTCTCTATTTAAAAAGTTCATTTGCAATTCACTCCTGTAGCTGGTGTTGGTGTTTTTGTGGTTTCTGTTTCACTAGGAGGTCCAAGACGTGGATCTCTTTGTCCTTTAAAAACGTGCTCTGGACAAGTTCTAGTTACATCACACAATGGCTTTTGACATATTTCTTTATCCCAGTTTTTAGGATCTTGGCACGGATATCTAAAAGAATCGCCACCCACGATAGCCAAACCCAATGGTAAGAATATAATTAAAGCCAACCACTTAAACAATTTTTTATCATTCATTTTGTATCCCGAGGACATGTTATTATCCTATTTATTATTATTTGCCTGCCAGTGGGTTGTCTAGAGCTTTTTGAATCTTAAGATCGATCTCTTTGCGCAGTTGGCGAACATCCTGTTCTGTCTCACGAGATAGTTGTTTTCCATCACGTTCAACCTGCTCGACTACCTTTTCCAATCTACGGATATCAGTTTTCAGATCGTTCTTAATATCTTGGGTGTATTGGACTGATTTCTCAGCTTTTTCAACAACCACTTCTAGTTTCTTCTCAATCTCAGTTAAATCTGGGGTTACATAATTTGCAATCTTTTTCTGCATGTCCTGATAAGATTTGTAAACTTCAAATGCTCCATACAATCCACCAAGTATTGATGAGACGATAGTGAATGCTACCATCAGTTTAGCTGGTGTAAACTCGTAACCACCGATACTGATAACAGTATCTTTACTGGCATATTTCTTTATAGCAGCTTCTGCTTCGTCAATCTTTTTGTTGACATCTTTAATTTCTTCTGACATTTTACTTCCTTTTTATCTTTGATGAATAAGTGTTTTCTTGTACTACATTATTTTTAAGATGTTGCTTTAATAACAAAACATATTCACGCAATTCAACCACTAGATATACTGCATAAGCAGCAATACCAATTGCTATTATAGAAATGAAATATGCAATCCACTCTGGTTGAAAATATGGGTTCATTAATTTCCTCTATTATACTGTGAATCAACCATTTGATTGTGTAATGCGTCTGACCCTGTCATAAATCTTCTTCCTGCAGGGTTATCAATATTTCTCTGGTTGTTATAAATTGTAAATGGTTTATAACCAACTCCGTCTGGAATAATCATTTTATTATAAGAATCAAATCCAGGAGTATATCCCATGGCAGCTATCACAACATTTTGAACTGCTATCTGTTGTTCCATTGATGCTGCTTTCCCAATATTACTTGCTAAATTTTTACCAGACTCAACTGCAGCTGCTCTCGCTGCAGCTACTCTTCTTTCTTGTAGTTCTTGTCTGACAGTTTTTGGTTGGTCTTTCTTATCTTCTGTCGCTGACGACGTAGTCGTTGTGCTTGTCGAAGACGAAGAACTTGTATTAGTAGTGGAAGCATCTTTTTTCTCCTCCTTCTTCTCTTGTGCTACTACAACAGTTGTAACTGCGCTGGTAGTTGATGTAGTTGTGTTGGATTGAACTAAAGGAACTGTTGCTGTAGCTGCTTGCGCAGGACTAGCAGAGGTTGCTGTAGTTGTAACTGCAGTATTCACTACTGGATCAGAAACTACAGCTACTGTCGTTGATCCAGAAGTTGATGTTGGCTGCGCAATAGTATTGGTTGTTGTAGTGCTTGTAGTATTAGATGCTTGTCTTAATGCTTGCTGGGTAGCATATGCTTCTGCATAATTTGGGCATCTCGTTGAATATAAGCCACTTAAAGAACACTGCTGATTAAAATATGCTTCTGCATAATTTGGGCATCTCGTTGAATATAAGCCACTTAAAGAACACTGCTGATTAAAATATGCTTGCTCATATCCTTCACAAGTTGTTGAATATAGTGGATTAACTGAACATTGATACGCCAGATATGCTTGAGCATATCCTGGACAATTTTCATTATACAAAGGATTCAATGTGCATTGTTGAGTGAAGTATGCTGCTGCATATCCAGGACATGATGGATTATATAATGCACTAATCGTACACTGTTGTGATAGATAAGCTGCTGCATATCCAGGACATGATGGATTATACAGTGGATTAATTGTGCATTGGTCAACACCTTGTCCTGTTCCACCCAATGCTTGCCAACTAAAAATGTTAGCAGATCCAGGAGTGATATTTAATCCTTGTCCATGATAGTGTTGATAATATTCTCCATTAGCAAGATTACCAGCCATACCAGATGTGACAGCATTCCAACTCACCATTGCACCAGCAATACGAGTATCAATTAAACCAGATGAATTGATTTTAATTTCAAAACTGTTACCACCTTGTGAAGAACAACACTGACTTAAATTATACCAACCATAAGTCATCTCATTTGTGCCACGTAGATAATATTGGTTTGCTCCATTCCACGAATATAAGTCAGTATGTAGACCATAGATCGTATAGTTATATCTTGGATCAGTAGTTCTAGTTAAATCAACACCAGAACAACATCCACCCCACAGTCCTGATGTTTGTGGATTTTGAAATGTTACATAACCATTGGTTGCTGCCCATGATGTTGTGAAGTTCTGCCCATAAAATGGAAAAGTAAAACCCAGTGGGACTTCGTTAAACCAATCATCCCATGTAGTAATGTTTACTGCGTTGGGATTATTACGTATGTCTTGTAATGGTAGTGCATTAACTCCTGTTCCGACAGTGATGTTCAATCCAGGTGCACCTGGGATTGGGATGGTCACTATCTCTGCGTTACATACCGCAGAAAACAGGAGAAATAAGCTGCACAATAACTTTTTCATTACTTAACTGGATCTGCTGGTTTACTTAAATCAATTACTGGTGGTAATACAGCATAGTTACCTACTGCTTTTTTATCCACATTATCTAATACCCCACGAGTTTTCCACTCTTCTTTGGCTTTTTCGCCAATTTTACCATCGACTGGACATGGTGTTCCTGCAGCTAACATCGCTGCAAATACACGTTCGTCTTGACATAAAGTAGCAACTGCAGCTACTTTCATACCCATGTCATATAAGTTCTTCGAAAGTTTGATTCTTTCGCAATTCATATCTCTCATGGTTCCACCCATGGAGATACCAAGAATTTGTGTTTGTACTGCTCCTGATGCTGCAACTGCGCAAACATCATTGTTGATTGTTGTAATTGCTGGAGCCACTGCTGTTGGAGGTGGCGACTTTAATGTAGTGGTGCTATTGGAAGTAGACTCAGTGGTACTTCTACTAGTCGAGTCAGTAACAATGGGCTGAGCCATTGCTGAAAACGAAAACATGACAAAAAGCACCGCTGTAGCGATGTTTTTGTTCATTTTTAAACCTTTTTTGTTATTTTAAATTCGCATAACAAAAATAAGTCTCACCTAATATATTTAGGCAATTTACCTTATCTAAGTGGCATTCTTGGAGGTTTTTCTGGAGGTAATTCTATTTGAATACTATCAGAAACTTCTACATTGGTATCAAGATGTATACGCTTTTCACGTTGTCCAAACGTACCATACTCTTCTACTGCTGGAGTTGTTTCTGGTATAACAACATCTGGCTCTTTATTCATTTCAGCCATCTGTTCTGGCTCTAGTTCTTCTGGTTTCTTTCTACCAAAAAAGTCTTCAATAATCTTCTTAGAATCTACTGGTAATGGACTCTTTTTAAAGAACATATCAGACCATTTAGGTTTATCCTCTTCTGGTTCTTCTAATTGATTATTATCTTTTAATACTATTGGTTCTACAGTATTTGTATCGATAGAACTTGAAGCCATTGCTGGTTTTATGATTCCAGCATCTTTCTTCATTTGCCAGTTAGCAGCAACCAACATAAGAACTGCAAGAGGATCAAATACTATAACAATCATGATAATAACCCAACGGACTGCTTTTTCTAGCAGATCCGTTTCTGGATTATCACCGTAAAGTAATGCTGCTATGTATTTTATTGGTCCTACTTCTGCTTCGACTTTACGGACTTCGGCTGCGATTGGCGCACGCTCTTCTTGGAGCTTGGCGATCTTGGTTTGCGCTGTGCCGATTTCGGTGAGGAGTTTGTTTCTTTCTCCTTGCTGACCTCTACGGATGGCGATGGAGCGATCGGCTCCTGCTGCGTCTGTTGTTCTTGCGATGGTTTGATCAACTTGCTGATCGAGTTGAGTAATTGCTTTACGAGCTGCATTTATGTTCTCCTTTTCGGTTTTAATTTTCTCATCAATTAGTGCAAGTTTTGCTTGCACATCACCTGATGGGATTGCTTGGTCTAAGTGTGCTTTACTTAGGTATCCAAAAATTCCCATAGAAGTTAGTAGCATCAAAACAATCACTGCAAATGTGAAATATGACTTCATCAAAATTGGAATTTCTTTCCAAGTTCGATAAAGCCATGATGCTACAACGAGTTTCGATGCTTCTAGCAACGAACCCATAATAAAAATTGGAATGGCAGCTGCAGCGAAAATTGCAACTAATCCCATGATGGAGTAGTAAGCAGCAACTGCTGATAAAGATAGTGCGGTAATGAATAGTAAGTACTTCATAGTTTGTGTAGTATGTGTGATTTATGGACTCTCACTGAGATTTGTCCATTGTAATATTCTTCTGTCTCCAAAACTTTTCTTGAAAACTGCTCCCTTGCTTCAATGTATGAACACTCTGCCTTCGATTTACAAAAATATAGAATTTCTCGTGTGAAAGATTCCTTGCCTAACCTTTCAATATCTTTGTTTAATTCAATGCTAGACCCATAGTATGTTAGCCAATCAGAATCAATCCTAGAACGAATCTTCTTCTTTTTCTTTGTTCCATTTTTTAACTTAACTGTTTTGTAAGTTGTCTTTGCGAACTTGGCTAATTTTTTACCTACGTATTTTTTGTTGTTGGTATTGTTCGTGATTAAATAAACAAATCCAACACAATCCTCAGGTAAATTTTCTACTACTTTGTTTTGGTAATACCACATTATTCTTCATCGTCTAGATCCTCCTCTTCATAGATGTCAGCAGAACAAACTGGGCAATATACCACATCTTCTGTTGAATGGTCATCTCCTTTGAGAACGATCTTTCCTCGTGCTCCACATGATTCACATTCAAAATATTTAGTCGACATTTTTGACCCTTGCTAATCCTAATGTATTAAAAACCTTAAACCACATCCATCCAATATCAAATTCCCACCATTTTCTACTTAATTTTGGGTTTGCTGGCTCTGCGTGATGGTTATTATGAAACTCTTCTCCCCCAATAATTATACCGAAAAAAGAAATATTTTTCGATCGATCTTTAGTATTGGTGTTTCTGTATCCCCACCAATGACCTAAACCATTTATAACACCTGCAGCCCAGAAAGGTATCCATATCATTTGAATACCCCATAGTAATAAACCAATCCAACCAAATACAATCAGGTTGAACACAAGGAG